TCAAGTCTTCTGGAGAAATCGTCTGGATAATCAACTCTACCCGGTTTCTATGTTTAATCTCTCCAGCGTTTCCATTAAGATTATGTTTCGCAAGAAGGAGTATTCCGCTAAGTCTGAGCGTAGTTCATACTAACCACCCTTCCCTTAACAACTCAAAAACGAGCAACAATGTCTGCCCGTTTTTTATTTGTCCCGGTATAATATAAGATGAGTGCCGACATCCAGAAGGAAGCCGTGTTTGACGACCGCATCGTTCAGAGTCGCCCCCGCTACGCCGTTGAGAAAGGTGCTCTGTCCCTTACTAACGCTCCTTTTAACGCAATCGCTGCGACTGCGTCCCAGATGACCTTTAATGTGTATGTTCCTTCTGAGAATGTGTTCGTTGATAGGGCTTTGCGTTGGTCTGCGACTGGTCGTTTCCAGATGACGGCCACTCCTCCGGCTACTGCCCCTACGGTTGGAGACCCCATCGTAGTTCCCGGTCTTGACTTTGCCGTGTCCTCTTTCCCTCTCAACTATCTCTGTCAGACGATGACGGCCACGATTAACGACACTACGGCAGTGATTAACTCCCAAGATGTTCTGCTTGAGGTGCTTCGCCTAACTGACTACAAGAAGAACTTGCTCCAGAGAACTTGCCCGACAATGTTGGATAAGTATCAGTCCAACTACCTTGCTACGGGTTCAGTGAATAACCCTCTCAGTGGGTATGCGGATGCGGTGAATGACGATGTAGTGCCTAACGGCTCTTTCCTCGGCTTCAACTTCACAGACCCTACCGGCACTCCTCTCGTAGGCACGGCCTCTCCGGCTTACCCCGGTGCGACCTACGATATGGTGAGCGGTGTTCCCACTTGGGCTACGGGTAATCTGGGTGCTCAGACACTCTACTTCTCAGTTACAAGCACGGAGAAACTGGTTCTCTCTCCCTTCGTGTTTGCGGATGACTGTGAGTCCGACACGGGTCTCTTCGGCATCAACAACATTCAGTTAGTGATGAACTTCAAATCCACGGGTGCTGGTGGCTCTCTCCGTGTCCTCAAGACCCTCGGCAACCAAGGCACTAACAATGTAATCAGCAATGTAGTCTTCAACGCTGGTGCGTCTGGTGGTGTCTGGGCTAATCCCGCACTGAATGTTCAGTTCCTCACTCCTTCTCTGGATGTGCCTCTTCCTCCCAAGAGTGTTGTGCCTTATATGGAGTTCCCTCGTTATATCACACAGTCTCAGAACGGCTCTATCAATGCCTACGGCAGTCCCAACGGCTTCGTCCAGCAACTCCAGTCTCAGACAATCACTCTTCCCCAGATTCCCGACCTACTGATAATCTATGTGAAGGCTACACAGTCCGGCACTGCTCCCGACCCTACTGACCCTTCCTTCTGCGATGCCTATCTCCCTATTGCGTCTCAGTTCAACTCTTCAGTGAAGAACCCTCTCTCCATCAACTTTGACAACTTCTCTGGTCTGCTCTCTTCCCACACTACGGAGGAACTCTACCAGATGTCCGTCAGCAACGGCCTTGAGATGGACTGGAATCAGTGGAGCGGTCTTGCTCGTAGTCAAGCAGCCATTCCCGTATCTACCGGCTCTGCTCCCGCTCCGACTACTTACCCCGCTTATGCGAGTGGTGCGTGGAGACCCCTCACGGGTGGCTTCCTTGTCCTCAAGCCCTCTAAGGACATTACGCTCCAGTCCGGCCAAGCCCCTTCCCTTGTCGGCAACTTCACTCTCCAGTTTAACCTACAAGTGGTTAATACCTACCCCTTTGCGGTTCAGCCTACTCTGTATGTCATCACGGCGAACAGGGGCTTCTTTGAGTCCATCCGTGGCTCATCCCGTATCATCAAGGGTGTTCTCTCCGAGCAAGACATCATCTCCGCTCCCGTGGCTTCCGCTCAGACGCACGAGGGTCTCCGCCGTCTTGTTGGAGGCAAAATCTCCTTCGGCTCTCTTGCGAATGTGTATCACAAGGCCAAGGAGATTTATGAGAAGACAAAGCCCGTTGTGTCGGCAATCAAGAACGCCCTCCCGAGCGAGGGGTATGCGGGTAAGGCCAAGGGTGCTTTGGGTGCGGTAGGCTACGGCACGGGTGCTGGTAAGAAGGGTCTCTCCGCTCGTCTGATGTAAGAGGCGGGTAAGCGGGTGTAAGGGTTTCCGATGAAATATCTAATCTTTGTGCTTAGTAAGGACAAAGGTCAGATAAAATAAAAGCGACTAGTATATAGAATGTCCGGCAGTGTATCCAGTCTCTACACGAATAACATCGCCAATAAGGCTACTGGTGATGTTAATATCGTAAGCACACAACCCTCTCTTTTAGTAGTGTCAAATACTGGAAGTAATGTTTCCTTTGCTCCGGCGAGTGGAGCAGTAGCAACACTTCAGAGTATAGGAGGTGATATAACCCTCACAAGCACTGGGAATACTATTACAATCACACAACCCGCTCTTACTGCGAATATCAATCTTGAGGCAACTGGTGGTGGAGGCAACTGGTCTTACAAGGGTGCTTGGGTTGCCTCAAACGCCTATGTCGTAAATGATGTTGTCTTTGATAGTGATGTCGGGGCAAGTGATGCGACTAACATCGGCTACATAGCATCAAGTAATATCCCAGCATCAAGTAATGCTCCTTATACTTCTGCGGGTCAGACTGCGGGATGGATGCCTTACTTCAATAATCTATTAGTAGGTTTCAACAATGGGTCAAATGCCTCTGACCCGTCTTACACGACCGCTATATCTATGGCTGGTGTATCGGGTTCTCCTCCACCGGTAAATCCGGGAAGTAATGGAGACCAGATATTCGTTGCTCTAAACAATGATGGAAATCTATACGGCGATTTCGGTGCGGGTAGGTTTGTAGTAGCGGGTATTAACAGTGGATTATCTCCCTCTGGAAGTAATACTCTCCCTTTCATTACTACAACGGGTAATGCTGGTTCAAATATCCAGATGTCCGTAAATGGTGGAGGTGCTTTACCCGTCAATATTGTAGGAGGACTAACTGTAAATGGTGTTCCAGTGGCTACTGGAGGCAACTGGTCTTGGAGAGGTGCGTTTAACACAACGGTCGCAACGGCCTACGCTCTCAATGATGTAGTCTTTGATAGTGTCAATACGACTCAGACTTATATCTGTATTCTTGCTTACACAACGACTGTTCCTACACCTACTGCCCCTTCGGCTGACGCTACGCACTGGCTACTCTTCGCTACACAAGGTGGGGCTGGTGGTAGTTCCATTACAAATGGAGGTGCTACTCTTGGTATTAACGCAACTGGTGGCCTAACATTCACGACTACTGACACGGCTTCAAATACTAATAACATTAACATCACGACTATAGTCCCTACGACGACACCGGGTTCTAATGCGGGTCAGATAAGTATAAATAGCGGTTCTAATATTGCTCTCACGAGTGTTGATGATACAACTATTACATCCTCTGGAGCAACGAGTCAAATAACCCTAACTGCTCCCGGTAAAGTCAATCTTCTAACAGTATCAACTGGTAATATTGTTGCTGGTGCTACAACGGCTCAGTATTCTCAAGGAAAGGTCTTGTTTAATACGGATGCTTGGAACGACCAAGCGGGTTATATACCGGGTTCAGTAGTCCAAGAATCGGGTGTTTCGTATGTAGCCCTCAATAATATAGTTCCGAATGCGGTTTCACCCTATAACCCCGCACCGTCTGCTACTCCGGTTGATTGGCTTCCTCTCGGTGGAAGTGCTGGTGGAGGTATTACGGGCATAGAGATTAACGGAGGCACTGCGTATCCTACATCTGGTAATACGATTAACTTCCAGCCCGGTAATGGTATTGTTATGTCTAATAGCGGTTCTAACATCATTGCTATATCCGCATCTCCTCAAGGAAGCGGAGCGTATCTAACGAATAACAGTAATACTTGGGAATGGCTCGGCTCTAACAGTTATACTGCTACAGAAGGCGTTGTTTCTTACCAAGGTGGATTGTATGCGAATATTCTTGCTCCGTCAAGTAATGTCCCTCCTTTTGGGGCTTCTAACTCTACGACACTGTGGGCTGGATTAGCACCCTCTCTATCTATAGGGCTTTCTAACATATCTCCTCTTCAGCCTTCGGCATCTAACGCATATACATACAGTCTCGTCCAAGGCTCTAACAGTAATATATCAATCACAAGCCCCGCTACGGGTCAGATTGCTCTGGATGCTAATATCGGGTTTTCGTATCCCGGTGGAAGTGGTCCTATAGTCGGTCCAGCGGGTCTTTTCTCCCTTCAGTCATCCACGAGTAATATACTCATCACAAGCCCATCTGCTGGTGTAATAGACCTCAATGTGGATGCTCCCGCTATGAACTATGCGAGTCTATGGACGGCTTCTGGAGTATATGAGATTGATGATGTGGTCTATTGGGGTGGTTTCAACTGGATATGCTTAGTGGCTACAACTGCGGGTCAGAGTCCTCAGACAACACCGGCATCTTGGCGTGAGTTAGGAGCAGTCCCAACGGGTCTAACATCAGTCCTACCGGCTGGTATGGTTGCTGGAGTAATCCCTCAGAATACTCTAAACGGAGCAAATGCGGTTGATGTGTGGGCTTCTTCAAATGTGTATATGAGGGGTAATACGGTAGTGTCAGATACTACGGGTCGTATGTATCAGAGTATCACGAATACTAACACAAGTAATAACCCCGCTACTGACCCGCCCGGCTCTAACTGGTCGTTTGCTGGTATAGCACCTCAGTTCCAGAACAACCTTATAGCCTACGGTAGTAATGTATCAGCAAATGCTTTTACTGGAACACCGGCAAACGGAGCGATTGATTTCTTTGATTTCCTACCAGTGAATACGGCACTCTCGCCTTCTATGGCTAATGCTGGTGGAGTTCATATGACTTATAATGGTGGAGTAACTGTGAGTTGGGTTGGAAACTCTAACGCAAATCCTATTATAGGGTGTCAGTTATTTGACAGTGGGTCATCAAATGTGGATTCGTTCTCAGCCCCTTACTACCTCCTAAGTAATATCCCAATCGTTGGAGGAGGCTCTGGGTCAGCAACATTTGATGTAAATCTAAGTATCATAACACCGGTCAATAGCAATGCCGTTCCGACATACTCATTAGGTGTTCTGTTTGGTAATGCTGGTGGTCCATCCGGTGGAGTAAATGGCGGTGGTGGGTCATTAACTGGATGTGCTTCGTATATATTTAGCGGACAGACAGCCAACTTCTCCTTTTAGTGCGTTTTTTTTGTAAGGCTTTAATATAGAATGTCCGTAGCCAATCTCAACACGAACGGGACGCTACGGTGTAAGACACTCGTTCTTGATGGAACTACGGTTGCTCCTTCGGCTCTTGGAACGACACTACAAGTAGGGGCGGGTGCTCCTCAGTCTGGAGCAATCACTCTTGCTGGTTCAGTTACTCAAGCCGGTTCTACATTTACATTCAGTGGTGCTGGTGGAGGCACTACGGTTCCGACACTATGGAACAACGCTTCAGCCTATGCGGTAGGTGCGGTTGTAAGTGTGGGGTCTCTCGCAACACCTACTGGGACTTTTATCTGTATTACGGCCGTTCCCGCTGGTGCTCCTACGAACCCCGCTCCTTCTGCTACTCCGGGTTCTTGGACTCCAGTAGCCCCTCTTGCTGGAGGCACTGGTGTATCAAGTGTTGGTGGAGGCACTGTCGTAGCACCCGCTACTGGTGCGATTACTCTTGTAGGTGCTGGGGGCATTACAGTATCCGGTGCGGGTGGTGCGTCCGGCTCAATCACACTTACTGGAAGTGGTGCTGGAGTAGCCCAACTCACGGGTGGTGGTGCTACACCTACTCCGGCTGTTGGTAATGTAGCCTTTACATCTACAGTAGCCAATGGTGCTTCAACGGCTCTCACTTGGACTTCTACGGCGACTGGAATGGAACTTGGAGGCACGATTGGTGGTGCTACGGCTGGTGTAGCCTCTTTGGCTGGTGGAGGTGCTACGCCTACTCTCGCAACTGGAGCAGTAGCCTTCACATCCACAGTAGCCTCCGGTGCTTCAACGGCTCTCACTTGGACTTCTACGGCGACTGGAATGGAACTTGGAGGCACAGTAGCAAGTGGAGGTTCTGGTCCAATCGTTGCGTCCGGTCAGTTCACAGTAGCAACTGCGGGAACGACTCAAGCCATTACAATCACTAATACGGGAACTGGGAACTCATTTGCGGTAGTATCTGCTGGTAATGCTTCTACGGCTGCCCCATTCGTTACTTCTGTTCTAACTGCCCCATTAATCGCTCCGAATAGCACAACTCTACAAGTTGTTTCAACTGTATCTCTTCCGATTGGATACATCATCAACTATATTGTTTTCAAGGCTCTATAATAGAATGGATATACTCAAATACATTGCGACAATCAAAGAAGTCCAGTCAGTATCTACAGAGACACTGAATGGAGTTCGTCTCCAGTTGAGCCAGAAGCAGAAAGAGCAGAAGGAAACTTATCCTACCACAAAACCCGCAGAGCAAGGTTGTTCGGAGAAAACGGCTTGGAAGCCCAATCCCCCTTTATCTTCGTGTGTGATTTCTGGAATGTGTTCCTCTTTGCGTCCGCAGTCCCGCTCGGAACTTTATGAGTCTTCTCCAGATGAGAGTAAATGATATGGTCTCCATAACCTACCCTTCCAAAGGCAGACAATCGTCCGTCCTTATCTGGTATGACTAACTTATGTTCCCCGTCCGTCGCAAACCCTAATAGTTTATAAGGGTAATGATGTTCCTTGGCTCTCCTTCTTGCCTCCGCAAGGTAAGAAGAAGGTTCAAGTCCGGCCTTCTCCAGTTGCCTCTTAAAGGGGTAAGCGGGGGTTGAGCCTTCCGATGATTTTCCGCCTTCCAAGGCTACATTGGCTATTCCTCCTAAGTCCGTGATGCCCCTTGCGAATGCGTGAGTATATGACG